ATTAATTCCTGTTCTTTGATTTTGGCTTCGGTCTCTGCCTGCTGTTTTTCTCCTGCAATTTGGACTTCTTGTCTGAACTCCACAAAACGTAGATGCTCAACATAAAAGCCAGCACCAAACCCGCCAAGTACAAGAGCAATATAAATGTAAGTTTGTCCACCAATACCGCCTATTAATTTAAGTAAAAAGTTCATTGTGGTTCCGCATTCTGTTTCATAGCGACACTAGCCCCACCTGCTGCGGAAACAATCCCCAAAGACTCTGCTAGTTCTCTTAAACTAACCTGTGCATTCATCACTTCATAAAAGGCTAATGCAATCACAGCTAACATACCAATAAGCCAAGACACCCTACCTAAATCGTAGGTTTCATTATCTTTGCCAGTCAGAAGTTGTTTCAGCACTTCTTTCATTTGATATTGAGTTGTCCAGAACCAGCAAGGTAAATTAATAGGGCAACTACACCCATACCAATAATTTTAATGGCTTTGGTAACAACACCTTCGCCTACGGTTTGATAGAAATTGTTAATAACTTTTTCGGTTACTTTTTCAACGAGTTCTTCGAGTTCGTCATCGGTTAGATTGATAGCCATAATTAGGTCGCTTGGGTTTGTGCAGTTAGAATTCCATTGGTAAAGGTCATGCTTCCATTAGTGCCGGTTACGGTTAATTTTGCAGTAGTAATTGTGACAGATAAACCGCTTCCTAGACCAAGATTGGTTCTAGCTCCTGATGCTGTGCTGGCTCCTGTGCCACCTGATGTTATGGCAATTGGAGATGTTGCGGTTAAACTAGTAAATGCTCCAGTAGAGGGTGTGGTCGCTCCAATTGGCGTATTATTAATTGTACTACCCGATATACCAACACCACCAATAGAACCCCCTGTAATTGCTACAGAGTTGGCATTCTCATAAGCCATTGTTCCCAAAGTACCAGATTGTTGGTTAATAAATTGGAAAACGCTATAGAACCAGTCACGGAATTGTCTGGAGGCTACATCTTGGTTAGTAGGAGGTGGAGGTGCTAACTTTGCCATTAATCTTCGTCTGACTCTTCATAACACCAGTTTTCGGCATAGCCATACTTCTGTAATTGAGGGATAGCTTCTTCCATACCTTCGCCAATATCATCCCGTACATTAATACAGTCAGGAATATCAATTTTCTTGACGTTTTTGTAAGCACGCTCACAGGCTTGTTTAACGGTCTTTCCTACCCCGTTTGCCACGAGTACATAGTCACCTGCCGTCACTAGGCTTGGACGCTCTACAATGACGTTCTCGTCGTTCTGAGGGGCATTCCCAACCATTACCTCACATAAGGCAAAATCTTTTGAAAGCTCGTCGGGTAAACCATAGATAGGAAATCCAGAATGGTCACGTCCAGTAGTTTTAGACCTAGGGTAATCCCCAATAGGGATAACGATACCAGTAGCAACATCGTAACTAACTTTGAGAGAATCTTTGCCATTGATTAAGTCCACCATCCAATCGACAACAGAGCCTTTATGGACGGCTTGTTGAATGTTAAAGAAAGGCCACCCTTTACGCATAGTCCACTCTAGGGGGCGTGGTTCACCTTTTTCATCAATAATGAAGGCTAGGTCTACGAAGCCTATGTGTCCGATATAGCAAAGGTAGTCTTCGAAGCGTTTTAGAGTGTCATTGAACAGGTTAGATTCTGTGCAGTATTTCAAAACGGTACCCTGCTCCCCCGTATTACAGCCATAGTTGCCTGACATGAGCTTCTTGTGCTCAAAGCCTTCTGCAACATTCTTATTAAATCCGTTAGGCCCAATCCAAGCACCTACACCAAACTCAATACCTGGCACAAACTCTTGGAGGATAAAGTCTCGTTGTTTACCGTTTGCCTTCCAACGCTGTAACATGAATACCATATCAGCAGGAGACTTGGAAACATAAGATAGGGCTTTGTCAGCATCACCAGATGGCTTGGAGACATACCGCTTAGGGTTAGCCTTAACAAAGTCAATGGCAGAGTTGTAGTCATGGAACTCAAAGGAAGGAACTACTGCTAGTCCGCCCTTACGCATAATCTCTTGACCATAATCACGGTCTAGTTCCATCTTGGCACCCAATTGGTTTGTCCCGATGATTGGATAACCCTCTTCGTGGTATTTCTCCAATTTACGCATCTCAAATGCGTTATCTGACAAAACAATAAGGTCTGCTTGTTTAATGTACAGTTCCCAGTTCAAGACTTGGTCAATAATGCCTTTACCAATCTTTGAACGCTCTTGACCATGTGGGCGTACATATTGCTTGACAGTGTGTCCTTCTGCAATACAGCGAACACCAAAGTCAACTAAAGCACCAGCAGGGTCAATGAGTAAAATGAACATTATTTAGATTTCTGTTTTTTAGATTTACCAGCTTTAGAAAGGGCAATAGCTACAGACTGCTTCTGTGGATAGCCTTCACCTTTTAGCTTTTTAATGTTCTTAGATACAGTTTCTTTTGAACTACCTTTTTTGAGTGGCATTACTCTTCTCCTGATACGGCTGACATATAACCAGCTTTTAACAATAAACTTGCTGCACGTGATACATCTTTACCAGATTTAGCATTGTTAATTACATCGCTAATCTTCTGAAATTGTTGTGGGTCTTTAATAATAAGTTGTTTGACATTTGGGGCAATATTAGACCAAAGTGTCTTAGCTTCTTCAACTGGACGACCTTTTAAATAATAAGCTAACTCTTGTTTAAATACCTTTCGACCTAAATCGTCTTTAGCGAAATTGCCCATTTGTTTGTTAATTTCTTTAAATCCTTCTTTAGACTTAAATAATTCTGGTAATGTATCTTTAGCAATAGCAACAAATTCTTTTTCTGAGGCATTACGAGCAATTTTTTCAGCACCACCTGGAATAAACTTGTTTACTGCTTCTCTAACAATATCTTGTTCTTTTTTACTCAACGCTTTAAATTCATCAGATTTGAGATTATTAATAACAGCATTACCATCTAAAGCATTGCCTTGTTTGTCTAAAAACAAATGTCTAATTTTACCTGCAGATGAAGCACGAGATTCTTTTGGAAGTTCAGAAATTGCAGTTTGTAAATCAGACTTTAATCCTGCTCCAGTTTTTTCTGCCAAGGCTTTGTCATATCCAGCTTTAGCATCTTCATATAATTTGTTGACATTAGCCCCTTCCCCATGAGTAGCCTGTAATTCAGCTTTAAAGGCATCACGAGCTTCTGTGGTTGCACCTGCAGTTATTGCTTTTTCACCCAATGCTTCTTCGGCAGCCCTGCCTGATATTTTAGCTTCAGGCAACATATTAACCAGTTTACGAACAGTACCATATTTCGGAATCATATTTTTGGCTAATTCACTAACCATGTTTCCAGCAGATTGTGCTAATTTATTTTGAGCAATTATTTGAATGCCCTTTTGAGCAGGAACGGCACCTGCACCAATCATATCTGCTAACTGTTGTGTTTTTTCGCTATATCCTAGTTGTTGGGCAATAGCACTAAGTCCTCCACCTACAAATCCAGCACCAGCACCTATAGTTGCCCCACCAATAGCTCCAGGCACTCCGCCCATTAATCCAACTCCACCACCAACAAGTGCTCCTGTAGTTGCTCCTGAAATAGCCTTTTCAACCATTTCTTTTGGAGTCATTTTTCCAGCTTGTGATGGGTCACGGGTAGTTAACTCTTTAGTAAACTCTTGCATTTGTTCCTGCTGTTGTTTACCAAGACCAATTACATCACCTAACTTTTGTTTAGGTTCTTCGCTTTTAGGAGCAGATTGACCAAGGTGAGAAAGAATTTTTTCTTTTGCTTTGCTTGGGTCTGTTTCAGATATGTCGTAATGCTGACCTTGATATTCGTATACTGGCATAGTTAGTCTAGTTTAATTGGGTCTTCTTTAGTGCCAGTGCCTTGAACTTTTTTCTCTGAATCTGATTTTACTTTTTTAGCATCAATAGGGCCTTCGCCAATTGGGTTTCTTGTAGTGAATTCAGTAAAGCTCAGGTTAGGATTCTTTTTAGAAGCCGCCATAGCTTTATCAATATCTTTTTGAGTAAATGGAATAGCTTGACGGACAGCTTCTACACCTTCTTTGATAAGTTGTTTACGCTCGGGAGACAGTCTTGGGTCATTTAATTGAGCTTCTGCTGAAGAGTCAACAATACGACGCATTTCAGCCATTTTATCCAAAGCCACTGATAATTTGGCACCAGCAGGAATAAATGTTCCGTTTTCAATACTCTTGGTTAATCCCACCAATCCAGTCGCAGCACCACCAGCTTCAAGGGCAGCCAAGCCACGTGAAACGCCAGTCATACGAGTTTGTAACATTTGTGATGACTCGTTTGATAAACTTTGATTTAATGCTGACAAAGGTGCTGTGTATAAACCACCAAATTGACTTTGTTTAAAGATTGGGCCAGTAGTAATTGGCAAATCAGCAACGTTAACCAATGCGTCTGCAGTTTGCTTAAATGCTTGGATAACACGAGTCTGTTGAGGTGTTTCTCTACCGGTGCCACCTTGAATTGCAGCAATCAATTTATTGTTTTGTAATTCTGCACGTTTTTCGTCTCTTTGTGCTTTTGCTTCTGCACGGTCTTGTGATTCTACTTTTGCTCGCATCGCAGGAGACATTTTAGAAAGAAGTCTATCTTTCATTTCAGGAGACCAAGTTGTAGGAAAATCTTTTGGTGCTTGAATGCCGGTGCGTTCTAAAGCATCTTTCAATCTTTGGTCATATTCGGCCTGACTATTAGCACCATATAAAGAAGAGGCAAAGTCATCTTTAGCTTCAGTCTTTAGTTTTTGAGCTTGTTCTTTTGCTCTTTGTGCATTGTTCATGTATCTACGAGCTTCCATGCCAGCAACTTGAGCCTCTTTAGTTTGACCCATATCAGCAAGAAACTTTGCTTCTTTTGCTTGTGCTTGTGCGTTTTGTTCTTCTTTTTGTGCAGTCATTAAAGTTTGATTAACTAAACCAGCACTAGTCAACTCACCATCAGGAGTGGTCAGTTTGTATTGAGGCCCAAGCATATTGCCAGCCATTTGTCCTAATGCTTGTGGTTGACCACCTGCAGCACCAATAGTACCAGCCATAACAGGAAGGCCTTTAGCTTGTGCTGCTTCTTGTGCTCGTTCTTGTTGTCTTTGTTGTAATGCTTGCGATTGTAATTGGTATTGCTGATAACCTACATCTGCTTGACGCATAGCACCAGCAGGGTCATAAGAAGTTGCTAAGTTAAATAATTCTGAGCCTAAACCAGCCATAATATATCCTTAATTATTCATACCTGGTGACGGTTGATTGTATTGTGAATACAAAGTAGCCAACGGGTTAAGCACATTTTGTGCTCCAGTAGCCATTGCTTGTAAACCACCTAAATTGCCGCCTAACTGTCCAGCAATTAAATTACCTTGTGCAGTAGCACCAGTAGCGGGAGCTTGGTTAGCACCAGATAATGTAGCCAACAAGTTTTGTTGTTGTTGCAGGTTAGATGTGGCATATTGCTGACCAAACTGTTGAGCTTGCAACAATCCACCACCGGATACCAAACGACCTTGTGCTGCTTGTTGAGCTTGTTGTGCTTGGAGACCTTGCTGAAGGTTAAATTGATAGCCTGGGGTTGTAGTAATTGTACTAGGGTTCATCAACAAGTTTTGCAATTGAGATGCGGCTTGTGAACGGTATGCTGCATAAGGGTCAGCTTGTAATTGACCAACTTGTTTGCCAGCTTGTCTAGCTTGCTGACCACCCATAAATTGGCTTATACCACCAATTATTTGAGCACCAGTTTTGGCATACCCTAAAACATCGCCTAATGAAGTGCCACCAGTTCCCCCTTCTGCAACAATATTGCCTGCTGCATCAAGGATATTACCACCTTGAATAGAACCCATTGTTCCATCAGCTAATTGAAATGGTACAGACTCAGCACCTGCTGCTGCGGTTTCTAATGCGGGGGTTGCTGCAGCTAATTGCTCTGCCGTTACTCCTGCTGCCGTCAAATCACCTGCAGATACACCTGCTGAAAGTAAATCAGCAATGGGAACTCCTGCGGAAACTAAATCTGCAGTGGTAGCACCTGCGGCTAAAGCATCACCAACACTAGCGGCACCTGCTGCAACGTCTGCTGCGGTAGCGACTCCTGCATCAATTGCTGTTGCACCTCCAAATATATCTGCTACGCCAGCGGCTACTCCACCCATAATCTATCCTATCATCTTAGTAAACATACGCTCAGTCTCTTTATATCCTAAACGTTCAAATATTGGCCCTACGTCCTGATGTACTTTTACATTCATGGACAGCTTTTTAACTCCGTACTGCTTCATTATCTCTTCGGTCTTAATGAACAATTTTACACCTGTCAAGCCCTTACGATAATCTTTGGCGATGAAAAAAATGTCATCCATAGCCATAAATTGGTCTTTATAATGGAT